CGGCGGCTTTTTTATCGTCCACCCATTGACGTGTAGCGCGCTTTTGCACCAGTTTATACCCTGGCACAGGAGCGCCGCTATCCAACATTTGATGGGCCAAGGCGCGCAGGTCCTTGATCCAATCTTCTAATATATCAGCATTGGCCAAGTAGCTGCCGATCATGTTTGCGTCTAACGATTTAATCGCTACTTGCAACGCGCGGTCGGCGGCGCCGGTCATCTGAGGGCAGATAGGTTTGGCCGTACACCAGCGGCAATGATCGCCTGTGCGGATCATCGCGTTAGGATGCTCTGCTTCTTTAACCGCACGCATCAATTGCGCCTCGAACTCTGCAATGCGTTTCGGTGTAGTCACCCAACGCTTGATTGCAGGCGGCTGCACGATGATGCATTCGATCTCAGTAGCGCCGTCGAATGCCCACTTTGATCCTTCAGTACGCATAGCCGCAGCGGCGTAGAACATCAACTGTGCATTCTCGTCGGCTTCCACAGCGACGCCGTCACCGAACTTCCAATCTAAAACGACAGCGCGGTCACCGATCCGACCGATAAGGTCAGTGCTACCGAATACGCCAGGCAAGAGATCACCGAAACCGACGCGAGTCTCAGCTTCAATTTGCATCTCTTTGTTTGGATCGATCTCATCAAGCGCAGCCAACGCGACTTTGAGTTTGTTGTCGATCAGTTCTTGCGTAAGAACTTGGTCTTGATACTTCGCACCAAGATACTGCCAAGGCGCTTTATCTGACATGATGATGTCAGCAATGACGTTGTGCAACAGCGTGCCTTCATCTGCGTATTTGTTACTGGGTTGGGGCGGCATCTTTTGCACCATGGCTACTGAGCCTGGGCAGTTGATCACACGCTTTGCGGTTGAACCGCCGACTATATTTGAATGTTGCATTACACGCCCCTCGCGTTCATCATTGCGTCTGCCAGTTCGTAGGCTTGATCAGCAAACTCTTCTGGCGTTGCTTTTAAAGATGTTTCTGCCAACATGCCTTGCAAAGCCTTGGCCGCAAAGTAATCGCGCAGTGACATGCCCATTTGGATAAGCATTCCTGTCTTATCTTTTGCTACAAACGGAAAAGCGGTTTGGGTGTTCATTTAAATGTCCTTTAGTTGATTGAGACTGAACTATAGCACAAAAAATAATAGTGTGTTAAACTTTTTGACATGAAAGAAAAAATAATTGAAAAATATTTAGTGCAACGCGTCAAAGACCTTGGCGGTAGGGCGTACAAATTTACTAGTCCAGCGCACAGAGGCGTGGCCGATAGAGTAGTTTGTTTGCCAAATGGCCAGACTTGGTTTATCGAACTGAAGGCGCCTAACGGGCGTTTGTCAGAACTGCAAAAAATATTCGCGTCAGACATGGCGCTAATGAATCAGAAGTACGCATGTTTATGGAGCAAGGAGCAAATAGATGGTTGGATCATTGAGGCCGTATCAAATTGAAGCGGCTGACTTCCTGTATGAGCGCGACCGCGCCATGATCTTGGCGCCGGTAGGGGCTGGCAAAACTGCCATCACCCTAACGGCTATGCAAGACATGCTTTTTAATGAAGAGGTCGGGCGCTTCCTAGTGCTGGCGCCTAAACGCGTTTGCACTGACGTGTGGCCTGTGGAGCAGCCTAAGTGGGCGCCGTTCCATGAGATCGCTGTGGCCGTAGGTTCACCGAAAGAACGTCTAGCAGCGCTGGCGTCTAGCGCGCGCATTGTCGTGACTAACTACGACAATCTGCAGTGGCTGGCCGAACAAGAACTTGATTTCGATGCCATTGTGTTTGACGAACTCACGCGGTTAAAGAATCCATCAGGCGCGCGGTTCAAGGCGCTCAACAAAGTGATCGAGCCCATGGTGATCCGCTGGGGGCTTACCGGCAGTTTTACTAGCAACGGCTTAGAGGACGTCTTTGGCCAGTGCAAGATCGTCGACCAGAACCTGCTTGGCCGTGCCAAGGGCGCGTTTATGCAGCAGTACTTTGCGTTAATCAACCGCGAGTACAACGATTGGCAGCCGCGCCCTGGCGCCTTGGCATTGGTTATGGAACGCATCAAGCCGGCGACATTTGTATTGGAGCCAGGCGAATACAAAGACAAACTGCCGACCCTGCACACAGTTGAAGTGCGCGGCAACCTGACTAATCGTAAACCCTATGACGACATGAAGACTGAGTTTGTCGCGCAGTTTCCTAACGACCGCGCGATTGCAGTTAACGCCGGCGTCGTGACGGCCAAGCTGCAACAAATGGCGTCGGGTTTTGTATATGCGGATAAACCCGTATGGTTTGACACATCTAAATTTGAGCGGCTTGATGAACTACTGGAGGAAAACCAACATGCCAATACTTTGGTGGCGTACACGTACAAAGAAGAGTTGGCCGAACTCAAACGCAGATACCCAAGAGCCGTTACCCTTGACGACGACCGCGCTATTGAACGATGGAATGCTGGAAGCGTCGAACTTCTTTTGGTCCACCCCAAGTCAGCCGGCCACGGGCTCAACCTACAGCACGGCGGCAGTCGAATCGTCTTCTTGTCCCTGCCCTGGTCGCTCGAACTGTATGAACAAACCATCGGGCGCTTGCATCGTAGCGGCCAGCGGCATGACGTGTGGTGCTACGTAATGATTTCTAATAAAACAGTAGATGAGAAGATTTGGGCAGCGCTACACGACAAGCGTGCCTTGTCAGATATCGCAATGGAGGAATTGAAATGACTAGACTAAACCTGTGGAAAGCGCAGCTTAAAGCCGCGCGGTCCATCTTGAAAATACATCAGAAAGACGCTAACGCCGCCAATCGAACATTAGTAAAAACCCTAAACACAATCACTAAACTGGAGACAAAAATTGACACTTACCTGGCGAAAATTAAACGCTGAACTTAGGACCTTAGATGAAGTCAAGGTGCTGGAGATGCTGACCGACGAACGCGAAGTTGGCAAACGTGTGGCCGTCTTGGAGCGGCTGCACCAGCGCTATACAACCTTGCGCGCTGCACGCGAGCGCATTGAGATACTGCAGGAGGCACGGCGCCCATGAAGTGTCCTAAGTGCGAGGGTGACAAGATCGCAATCACCGAAACCATCCAGAATGAAGAATTCACTTACAGACGTAGATACTGCAAACTTTGCTTTTGTATCTTTAAAACCAAAGAAGAAGTGTTTACGGGTGCGTTACCTCAGAAGAACAGGTTAACCACCCCAAAAGAAACTGAGTATCAAAAGACATTTTCAACCGACAACCTTACAAGATTTTGGAGATAACTATGCCAACGTTCGAGTCATGGAGCCACGAAAACCTAGCCAACTTTGCCAAAGAGTCTTATATTAAGATGCAAGAGCAACAGGACTATATTGAGCAGCTGCAAAACGATCTGAAAGACGCAATCAACGCTTACAGGAGTTTAATAAAATGATGCAAGAAGAAGTTGAAGAAAACCATCCAACTGTGCGAATGTTTCCACGCACTATTAAAGAGGCATGGCCTAAAGAGTATGTCAATGAAGACATCTTCACAGGCCCTTATCGTGAGCCGCAGATCAGCGACTTTGCCATACTTTGTGCGCTGATTGCCATAGTGTGGTTCTTCTTTTATATGTTCACCAAATACATTTGGATTTAACTATGACAAAAGATGAAATCCTTGAGATGGCTGACAAAGCAGACGAAGAAGCCGACAACGTGCTGAACATGAAAGGTGAGTATCACCCAAACTGGCATCAAGTTCGTGATGAAGCCTTTGCCAAACTGGTAGCAGAGAGTGAACGTGAGGCGTGTGCAAAGATTGCTGACGAATGGGCGGTTGGTTGGCCTCACCCCTCACAAGTTATTGCTGAAAGAATAAGGGAGCGAACATGACTAGAAAACCAATTGGATTAGTTGTACCAATACAAATAGAGACGCCAGAGGAGAAGGAATTCTTTAGTGCAATGGAGCAAAGTTCAGTTAGGAAGGAGGCAATTCGCAATCCTACTAAGGAGGCAAAGCTAGTTGCTGAAGTCGCAGTATTGAGCGAGTTGGTTCGTATACTGTCTGACAGAGTTACCGAATTGGAGGCAAAGTATGAAACCAGCACCAACTAAAGCCTATTGCCTAAAGATGGCAAAGTATTACCATTCTGGTCATTGTCCTCACCTCATGTGGGATTGGTTAGTTGTCTGGGCATTCCACGAAATGTATTTGGAGACAAGATATGTATGATGTCACGCTTTTTATTCTTGGTATGTTGGCGCCCGCCTTCCTGAGTGCGGTATTTACTTTGATGAAATGTTTGGAAGACGTAATTAGGAGCAAGATCAAATGATGGACTTTCTTCTAATGGTTGGAGGTGCTTTATTTGCCATGTTCGTAAGC